GTCATATTGCCCATGTGTATTCCCGCTCTGAAGTGGTTGAAATGTACACTGGCCAAAAACAACGACTCTATCGAGAAGCTATGGAATCACTATCTCATGATCCTCTCACTAACATGGACGCCCGTTTGAAAACTTTCATCAAATTCGAGAAGTGTAATGTCAACAAAGCACCTCGTATAATAAACCCTCGAAGTACTCGTTATACTTTAGAACTGGCAAGATACCTAAAGAAGCTTGAAAAACCGATATACAGTTCTATTAACGACATATTTAAATCTTGTTCTGATCACACGGTGATTAAGGGACTCAATGTATTTGAGTCTGCTAGAGTGATTAGAGATAAGTGGGACAGATTCGTGAACCCAGTTGCAATTGGTGGTGACATCACCAAGCTTGACATGCATGTTAGTGTACCTGCTCTACAATTTGAGCATTCCATTTACAATGGGATGTTTAAATCGAGGAGGTTGCAACGCTTGTTAAAGCAGCAATTGACTAACCGCGGTAGAGCCTACTTTCAAGATGGACATGTGTCGTTTGCTATGCGAGGAACACGGTGTTCAGGAGACATCAATACATCGTTAGGAAATGTGTTGATAGTGTGTGCTGTGATCTATGCTTTCAAGCAGCACTATGAACTGGACTTTGAACTGATTAACAATGGTGATGATTTTGTGATTGTAGCAGAATCGGAGTTGTATGATCATATTTCAAACTTGATCGTGGAGTGGTTTAAGTCATTTGGTTTCATACTGAAAGCTGAGCCTCCTGTGTATGAGTTCGAGCAATTGGAATTCTGCCAAACCAAACCGGTGTTCGATGGGTTTGAATGGCGAATGTGTCGTATCCCTGCTACTGTATTCAAGAAAGACACACTCTGCACAATGCCCATCCCTAATAGAGCTACATATCGAATGTGGCTTGCCGCTGTAGGAGACGGAGGGTGCGCGCTAACTAATGGTTTGCCTGTACTCTCTGCCTTCTATTCAATGTATCGAAGATCAGGGTTGAACTATTCTGATGCTTTTTATCAAAGGGTGTTTAAAAACACATCCATGTTT